TTAGGGAATCTGGCAACAGACCTGTTAATTTGACCTTAACTGTTGATACAGCTAATAGTGGCGATAGATTCTCCCAATTAATAGCCGAGAGTATCCAATTAGCAAGTAGAAGCGGATACGGCACTACACCAGCTGGCAGCCTTCCATAATGACAGTACCAGTAATCAATGCTGTAATTAACTTTAGCACTGGCCCCAGTTTCGCTCAGGCTGTTATTTTTGATTCAGGTATTTTTGGCACAAACGTATTCGCTGATTCCGCTGCCGTAATTGTTGATGTATCTAGCCAGGTAAACAGAATAGAAACTAATAGAGGCCGTACTGCACTCAGTGATGAGTTTCAAACAGGTTCGCTTACTCTACGCATAACAGATCAAAATGGTGATTTCAACCCACAAAATCCATCTAGCCCATATTACAATCTATTAACACCTATGAAAAAAGTACAGATTACTGCTACTTATGGCTCTGTTACTTATCCTATATTTGCAGGATTTATTACAAGTTATGTTACAACCTATCCAGATGATGGTGAAGGTGTAGCAATAACTACTATACAAGCTGTAGATGCTTTTAGATTAGCCCAATTAGCACAGATAAGCACAGTGGCTGGCACTAGCGCAGGTCAATTATCGGGTGCACGTATTGACGATATATTAGATCAGATTTCATGGCCAACATCTCAGCGTGATATTGATCCAGGCTTAACTACATTACAGGCAGATCCAGGCACTAACCGCACAGCACTACAAGCTTTATTTACAGTAGCCAATTCTGAATATGGCGCTATCTATGTCAGTGCCGATAATAACTTTGTATTCCAAGATAGAGGTGTAACGGCTGGATCTATTGGCGGCACACCCACAGTGTTTGCAGATGATGGATCTGGCATATCTTACTTTGATGCTACTTGGATATTAAATGACGTATTGGTGTTTAACAAAGCTACAATTACTAGAGCTGGTGGTAGCCCACAGGTAGCCTTAAATCAAGCCAGTATAGATAAATACTTTTTGCATAGTTACTTCTTAGATAATCTACTAATGGAATCAGATGCCGTAGCCCTAGATTATGCCAGGGCTTATGTCGCCTCTAGGCAAGAAACCACTATACGAGTGGATGCCATAGTCTTAGACCTATACACGCCTAGCTACAATTCAGGCATTATTGCAGCTTTAGACCTGGACTTCTTTGATCCAATTACAGTAAAGACTATCCAGCCAGGCGGATCGACCTTAGAAAAGACTCTACAGATTTTTGGGGTAAGGATGAATATAACCCCGAATAGTTGGAAAACCACCTTCACAACGCTAGAACCAGTGATAGATGGGTTTATAATAGGCAACGTAGATTACGGGGTCTTAGGACAAAACGTTTTATCTTATTAAGGAGTAGAAATGCCAACAGGTTTACCAGCCGCAACAGGTGATGTATTAACAGCTGCTAGTTACAATTCGCTAGTTGCTTTTACAATAGGTACTGCCAACACAGATGATTACACAGCTGTATTAGCAGATCAGTACCAAGTATTAGAAGTTATGAATAAGGCAACTGCAATAGCCTTTAAGATTCCAACAGATGCATCCGTAGCATTTCCAGTAGGTACTGCAATTACAGTATTAAATATTGGTGCAGGCACTTGCACAATCAGCGCAGTAACACCAGGTACTACTACAGTGCTTAGTGCTGGCGCAGTTGCAGCATCTCCAACCCTTACACAATACAAAACAGCCGTTTGCATTAAGACAGCTGCTAATACATGGTATGTGGTAGGGGCTATTTCATAAATGTTAAATACAATTATTGGGGCGTTAAGTTCACCTGTTGTTTCTTTTACTGTTAATTATTTAGTAATCGCAGGCGGCGGTGGCGGCGCTGGAAATCCTGTCAATGGTAATGGTGTTGGTGGCGGTGGTGCTGGTGGTTATTTAGAGTCAACAATTTCTATTTTGCCTGGAGTTTCAAATACATTAACTGTAGGCGGCGGTGGTGCTGGTGGAGCCAATACTGGTGCTGATGGAACAAAAGGTTCTAATTCTATTTTTAGTTCTATTACCGCAGAAGGTGGTGGTTTTGGTGGATTTTATATGGGTAATCAATCTGGCGGTGCTGGTGGTTCTGGCGGCGGCGGTTCTTCATATTCATATGCTGGTGGAACTGCAACAAGTGGACAAGGTAATAATGGTGGACAAGGTGGCTCATCAGCAAGTTATCGTGGCGGCGGTGGCGGCGGTGCTAGCGCAGTAGGTGCTACTGGTAATGCTTCGGGCAATGGCGGAGCAGGAACATCATCATCTATTACTGGTTCATCTATAACACGTGGCGGCGGTGGCGGCGGTGGCGTATATGACAGTGTTACTGCTGGTTCAGGTGGTGCCGGCGGTGGCGGCGCTGGTGGTTTTGCATCTGCAACTCAAAGTAATGGTGTTGCAGGTACAGCAAATACTGGCGGCGGTGGCGGCGGTGGCGGTAGTAATTTTACTAATTCTTATAAAGGTACAGGCGGTAATGGTGGCTCAGGCGTTGTAATTCTGAAATACCCAAATACTTTTACAATTTCAAACCCTGGTGGTGGATTAACTTTATCTACTGCTACAAGTGGCTCAGATAAAATTACAACAATTACAGCTGGTACTGGGAATGTGAGTTTTGCATAATGGCACACTACGCTTTCTTAGATGAAAATAACATTGTTACCGAAGTTATAGTAGGTATTGATGAAACTGAATTAATAAATGGACTAGATCCAGAAACCTGGTATGCAAACTTTAGAGGTCAAACCTGTAAAAGAACTTCATACAATAATAGAATTAGAAAACAATATGCAGGTGTTGGATATACATATAATGCAGATGTAGACATATTTATAGCACCACAACCTTATCCATCATGGTCATTAGATGATAATTTTGATTGGCAAGCACCTATATCTATGCCTAATGAAGGTAAATGGGATTGGAATGAAGAGATAGGAAACTGGGTTGAAGCCGTGGCTTTGTAAAGCTGGCGAACAGCTTAGAGAACAAATTGATACCTGGTATCCAGATCGCCGCACTACCAGTGATGGGTGGATTGGTGATGCTCGTCATTCCGCCACCAGATCGGATCATAATCCAGACGAATCTGGGATCGTCCGAGCCATTGATATTGATAGTCGTTTGGATTCATCCGAGCAGCTCTCGATATATTTGGCTGACCAGATCAGAGTCTGTGCTAAAACCGATAAGCGCATATCTTACGTAATCCATAATGGCTTTATTGCATCAAGAAGGTTCGGATTTAAGTGGCGGCGCTATAGGGGTATAAATCCGCACAAAAAACACATCCATTGTTCATTTACTAAATCAGGCGATAAAGACGGCAAGCCGTTCGATATACCACTACTAGGGGGCAAGATATGAAAATAACCAAGAAGCAAAAAGCAATACTAAAATCCTATGCACGTGGGGTATTAGTATCTTTCTTAACATTTTTAGCCAGTAATGAATTAGGTTTAGATCCAGCACTGTCTGTAGTAGTTGCAGCATTAGCTGGTCCAGCAGCTAGGGCTTTAGATAAATCCGATACAGCTTATGGTGTCGGTGCTAATGAAAAATGAGTCCAGCGGAATGGGCTGGCTTTGGCGCTGGCGTTATGGCCGTGCTATCAGGCGTGCTAATAGGATTACGTTTTTTAGTTAAAGGTTGGCTTAATGAGTTACGCCCTAATGGTGGCTCTAGTATGAAGGATCAATTAACTAGATTAGAACAGCGTGTCGATGAGCTGTTCATTATCATAAGTAAGTCATAATTTCAATATGGCTACTAAACGCAAACCAAAGAAGATGGTGCGTAAGCGCAGGACTACTAAAGAGCCTGTCTTAACTAAGTTAGATTACTGGGCTATTGCAGCCAATGAGGTATATAAGGCTTGCCGTAAGAATGGCATGGATGAGTCTACAGCTCTGGCCTTTGCTATGGATCGTACAAGTTATCCAGATTGGATAGTTGATACTACAGATCCAATAA